GCGTACTACAGTAATCGACGGTTCTAGTGGTACTTCTGCTGTAAACTTCAGCAGCGGTACTAAAAACGTGTTCATGGTTACCCCTGCAGACAAGACTGTTCTGTTAGACGAGAGTGATAACTTACAAGCTATCAGCTTATCTAACTTTGACACAGATGACTTAGCAGAGGGTACTAACTTATACTTCACTACAGGACGTATTGACGCACACCTATCAGGCGGCACAGGCGTAACATACTCTTCTGGCGCAATCTCTATTGGTCAGGCTGTAGGTACATCTGATAACGTAACATTCAACAACATTACATCAACAGGTACAGTAACTCTAGCAGGTGATCCGACTTCGGCATTACAAGCTGCGACAAAAGAGTACGTGGATACGATTGCTGCTGCAGGTATTCACTACCATACTCCTGTACGTGTTGAATCACCTAGCGCACTAAACGCTACATATGACAACGGTTCTTCAGGTGTAGGTGCTACTCTTACTAACGCAGGTACACAGGCAGCTATCACTATTGACGGTGTGGCACTAAGTTTAAATGACCGTGTATTGGTGTATAACCAAACTAACGCAGCACACAACGGTGTATATACAGTTACTACTGTAGGTGATGGTTCCACTAACTGGGTACTTACACGTGCCACAGACGCAGACAGCTATGGTGCCTCAGACCCTAATGCTATGGGTGAAGGTGATGCATACTTCGTCAAAGAAGGTGACACAGGGGCTGGTGAACTATATGTGATGAACACTAGCGGTACTATCACGTTTGGTACTACTAACATCACATTCACAGTTATTGCTGAGACAGCCGTATACAGCGCAGGAGATAGCCTAACACTTACAGGTACTACCTTCGACACAGTACAGGATATCCGCACTACAGCAAGTCCTACATTCGCTGGTGTGACTGCTCCGCTTACAGGTAATGTAACTGGTAATGTAACTGGTAACGTCACAGGCAACGTGACAGGTGACTTAACTGGTGATGTAACAGGTAATGCTGACACAGCTTCAGCACTAGCTACAGCACGTACTATTCAGCTATCAGGTGACGTAACAGGCTCTGTATCGTTTGACTGTTCAGGCAACGTTAACATGACTACTGCTGTTGGTGATGACTCACACGCACACGTAATCTCTAACGTAGACGGACTACAGGCGGCACTAGATGCTAAAGCAGATGATTCTACTACTATTACTGCAGGTGATGGTCTTACTGGCGGTGGAAGCATCGGTGTTAATAGGACGCTTAATGTAGGTGCTGGTACAGGTGTTACAGTTAACGCTAATGATGTTGCTATTGGTCAGGATGTTGCTACTACAGCAAGCCCAACTTTTGCTGCAGCAACTATCAATGGTAACATTACAGTTACAGGTACAGTAGATGGACGTGATGTTGCGGCTGATGGTACAAAGCTAGATGGTATTGAATCTGGTGCAGACGTAACAGATACAACTAACGTCACAGCAGCAGGTGCTTTGATGGATAGTGAGGTTACTAACCTTGCTCAAGTAAAAGCCTTTGATAGTTCAGACTACGCTACAGCAGCACAAGGTACGACAGCGGATGCTGCACTAGCACGTTCTGGTGGTACTATGACAGGTGCTATTACGTTTGCTGCAGGTCAGACCTTTGATGGTCGTGACGTATCAGCAGATGGTGCAAAGCTAGATGGCATCGAAGCTAACGCTAAGAATGACCAAACTATCACAGCAGGTTCTGGCCTTACAGGTGGTGGTACAGGTGATGTAACCATAAGCCACGCAGATACATCTTCACAAGCATCTGTAAACAACAGCGGTGCTACAGTTATCCAAGATGTCACAGTAGACACCTATGGTCACGTAACAGGTCTTGGCTCTAAAACAATAACCCTAGCTGACCTTGGATATACAGGTGCAACAAACGCTAACTATATCACCAACAACAACCAATTAACTAACGGTGCAGGTTATCACGCTAACAGCTACAGCAATAATATGACTTGTAACTCAGGTTATGCTGATAACTGGTGGCGTTCTACTGGCGCGACAGGTTGGTATAGTGAATCCTACGGTGGCGGCATCTACATGAACGATAGCACATGGGTGCGTGTTTACGGTAGTAAAGCATTCTATGTAGCTAACCAGATTGCAGCCACAAGCAACATCACAGCTTACTACTCAGATGAACGCCTTAAAACTAAAACAGGCGACATCGAAGGTGCGCTAGAGAAGATTAAACAACTTAATGGTTTCTACTATGTTGAGAATGATCTAGCCAAAGAAAAAGGTTATAACAACGACAAGCGACAGGTAGCACTATCTGCGCAAGACGTTCAGGCTGTTATGCCAGAGGCAGTAAGCCTAGCACCATTCGATATGAAAACACTAGAAGATGGTACAATAGTATCTGAGTCTGGTGAGGATTACCTAACAGTAGACTATGCACGTCTTGTACCTCTACTGATTGAAGCAATCAAAGAGCAACAGCAACAGATTGACGAACTAAAAGCTAAACTAGGAGATAAGTAATGCCTCTACAAACTAGTGGTGCAATATCCCTTAATGATATACATATTGAAGCAGGTGGTTCTAGTGGGTCACAGGCTAGTATTAATGACCAAGATATTCGTGATCTAATTAGTAAAAGCTCTGGCGCACAGATGTCATTCTCTGAGTGGTATGGTGCAGCAGCAGGTCCAAACATCGGTACTATCTCTACGTTCTCAAGTATGCCGACTACCACAGCTGGAAACTATGATTTTTGCTATTTAAAAGGTACAAATGACGTAGTATTTGCGGGTGGGGTCGTTGGAAACCCAATGAAGTACATACAGTTTGGTACTAATAACAAACTAAGTACTTGGGGTAGTGGCACACCTTCTCTTGTAGATTTACCCAGTCAATATTACACAACAGGAAATAGAGCGTTCACATCGGGGCCAGTACACGGCGCACAAAGATTTGTTAATACAACAGAAAACTGGTTAGGGTATACAACAGGTTTGCATATGGCTGTGTATGAAATGAATGGCACTTCAAGCTCACCAACAAGAAAATCAAATTGGTCATACTGCTTTGGCAACCAAGCTTCCCCGCGTGGTGTGGTTATGGACCCTTTTAACCCACGTAATGGTGTTATGTTTACAAGCTACCTGCATCAGCAAACCAACTACAGTGACGTTTATTGTTTCTTCTTTCAAGTTTCCTCAGATGGAACTAGTATGAGTATACAAAGTCAACAGATGTTGACCAATGGTGGTACATCAGCACCTCATCAAGTAAAAAATATGCTATATAGAAATGGTAGACTTCTTATATATACTAGGAGAGGGGGTAGTTATTACGGGTATAACTATTTAACTACAGCACAAGTTAATACATCAACAGGACATATGTCTTCAAAAGGAAGCCCTACCCTAATAAGACAAAACAATACTTACTACGGTGCAGACGGTAGAGCGCAATGTCTGTTTTATCTAGACGGACAGTTTTGCGTTCTTTATGAAGACGATAGTACAAGCCCTGTCTCATTAAAATTAGCACGTGTTACGTTCTCTGGTAATTCAATTAGTCTTTCTACTACTGTAACCACAGGAATGGACGCTGGTACTGATAAGTCTATAAGATATCAGATAGGAGAAGAAACAGACTCTTCAGTAGATAGTGCATTTATGGCATATAGAAAAAGTGATACAGACTTTAAGGAAGAGGTTTGGCAATTAAGCGGCTCCACCTTTACAAAGACTTGGGAAAACACAACATTAGCAGACACGCTGCACAAAACAGTTAATAATGGACCTGCTGGTACAACACCTAAGTCGCAGAGATACTATGGTACTGGTGATGTTCAAACACAACAGCCTATGTACACAAAAGATGACAACGTAGTTTGTCAATTACAATCAGAAGGGTATAACAGCCCTCACATCATGCCTTGGTATTGGAGTCACGGATAATGTCTGAAAAAACAATAAATGATATACCTATCTCTATACTATTAGAGACTATAGAAAGATTACAGATAGAAGCTGAAGGATGGGTTAATCGAGATTTTGATGATCTTTTACAAGATCAACCTATCTTCATTCGTAAACCTATATTAGATGTAATGGCTCAACCCGGATATCCTGATAATATTGATTGGGATGCTCTTGTTGAAGATGGTGGATTAAGCCTAATACAGGGAACCTAACTAGATGTTAAGTTTTGCAGCAGTATCAGAAACAGCGATAGCAGAATCAACTACGACACTTGATGCTTCTGCATTTATGGCGGGTGCTGCAGCTACTGCGTCTGCAGGTACGTTAGAGTATGACGCTAAGGCATTCACACCTGCGTTATCTGCAGTCACAGCTACAACAGCTATTACAGCGTTTGATGATGTAGATGCACAGGCTAGTGCAACGCTAGATGCAACTACAGCAACTATAACACCACATCAGTTTACAGCGTTTGATGATGTTAAAGGTTCATTTGGTGCATATCCTAGCGGTGCTGCTACAGCTACATTTAGTTTAGGTGCAGACGCACACCCTACCTTTACAGCGTTTGGTGATGCTCAATTATCTACAGCACAGAAAAAGTTTGGCACGTCCTCGCTACTTCTTGATGGTACAGGGGATTACGTTAAGTCTAGTGCAAATAATCTACAAGACGCAAACTTTACTGTAGAGTTTTGGATATACACCTCTAATCGTTTGCAAGATGCTTACCTGTGGGATGGACAGGTAGCTAACTCAGGTTTAGCATTAGCTATAACAAGCCTTGGTAAGGTACGTATCATAAAAGATAATACTATCTTAGGTACTTACAATCATAATCTGTCTGACAACACATGGCATCATATAGCCCTTGTAGCTAATTCAACTCTATTAACTGTTTGGATTGATGGTTCACCTAGAGGGCAAGCTACTATTTCAGGTGGTTTAGGCAGCTACCCTAACCAGCCTTACTATATCGGCTCTCGCCATAATGAAACTGCGTTTTTCAACGGTTACATAGATGAGTTCAGAGCCACAAATACATCTCTGTACACGTCTACGTTTACACCCGCTACCTCTGCACTTACAGACACAGGCGACACAAACGCCTTGCTACACTTTGATGGCACTAACGGTTCTACTACTATAACAAGTACAGATACCGTAGATGCTATTACCGCTAATGGTAAGGCTAATGTTGTACCACCTGCAGCAACAGCTACAACAGTAGCAGGTACAGCAGGGTTTGACGCTAAAGCTAATATCACACTGGATGCAGCTACAGCAGACGCTGACCTTACCATTAACGATTTAGAAGATGAAGACGCACAAGGTACAGCAACAGTAAGTGGAGTATCTGCTACAGGTGCAGCTAACTGGGATACAGTAAACGGCATCTACGCAGTACAGGTTATATTCTTAGCTACAGACTTCGAGCGTAAACGCTGTGTCAATATTGTGCCTTACGGCAACTACAAAGTATATGTTACACGATAGGATATTATAATGGCGTATAAGTGGCCTGACCTAGACCCAGATGAGATTCAAGCATACAGTGTAGACTGGTCGCGTTTCCTTAATACAGGAGACACTATTTCATCTGTAGCGTGGCTTATTAATGGTACTGTTACAGGTAGCTATGGTATTACAGATAACCTAAGTCTTGTGCAACCTACTAATACTACGACTGTTGCTACTGTCCGTATTACTGGTGGCAATGTAGGGACTAAGTATAAAATAGGTTGTAGAATAACAACAGCTGATGGCCTTGTGTATGAGCGTTCTATATTCTTGACTATTAGGGAACAATAATAATGGCATATGATTTTCTTGGACTAGTCAACGATGTAAATAAACGCCTTAACGAGGTTGAGCTTACTACTAGCAACTTTGGCACTACCACAGGGTACTCCTCCTTTGTTAAGGAAGCTATTAACTCTTCTATTCGGCACATCAATCAGGAAGAATATGAGTGGCCTTGGAATCACCGTGAAGAAGAGGTAACACTTACTGCAGGTGTATCTAAATACCCTTACCCACTAGATGCTAAAACCATCAACATGAACACGTTCCGCATCAAGCGTGACGCTACATTTGGTAACTCTACAGTCAAGCTAAAGATACTGCCATATGAGGAATATCTTGACAAGTATGTAGATAATGAGTATAACTCTGCAGCAAGTATCCGTAATACACCAGAATATATTGTTAGAACCCCTAGCAGAGAACTTATTTTAGTACCTACCCCAGACCAAGCATATGAACTAGTGTATGAGTATTTTCAACTAGGCTATGACCTAGAACTACACAACGATGTTCCAACTCTCCCAGAGCAATACAGAAATGTTATCGTAGACGGTGCCATGTACTATGTGTACCAGTTCCGCTCAGATACACAGATGGCAAGTCTATCACAGCAGCGTTACGAAGATGGTATTAAATACCTACGTAGCCAACACATAAACAGAACTAACTATATTCGTGACCGAAGAGTACACTTCTAATGGCTACACAATGGCAGACATATCCTGTTGAGTTCAGAGGTGGACTACTGTCCAACATGAGCTTACTACAACAGGGCGTTAATGCAGTAGGTTCCGCTTCTATACTTCAAAACTTTGAGGTTAACAAAGAAGGTGGCTACTCTAAGATACGTGGCTACGAGAAGTTTAGCGATACAGAGATACCAGGTGACGGAAACGTTTTAGGCTTAAAGGTTGTATCTTCTGGTCGCTACATTGCTGCACGTAAGGTTGATTCTGCTGCAGTTACAGCATACCCTAGTGACCTTGTAGCAGGTGATGTGGGTAAGACTGCTTACTACTACAGTACAGGCTCTGACTGGAACTTTACTGCTGTAAGTGCTTCTTCTAACGGCGGTAAAGTACGTTATGCAACATACAACTTTGATGGTGATGAAAAGATCATCTTTGTAGATGGTACTAACTATCCTAGCATCTACAATACTAATGGTAATACTCACACATTCTTAGATGCTTCTAGCACTAATATCAATACGGATGTGCAAGGCGCAGACTATGTAACCATCTTTAAGCGTACAGGATTCTTCGCTAAAGATAACCTACTACTCTTTACTGCCCCTTTCACTGTAGATAACTTTAGTGTTGCAGACGGTGCGGGTAGCATAAGCTTAGCATACGACATCACAGGCTTGGCTGTTTTTCGTGATCAGCTTATCGTGTTTACCACAGATACTATTAGCCGTTTGACAGGTAGTAGCTCTGCTGACTTTAGACTAGACCCTATCACTGAGAAGATTGGCTGCATCAACGGTGACACTATTCAAGAGGTAGGTGGCGACATCATGTACTTATCTGTAGATGGTATTCGTCAGTTGAGTGCTACAGATCGCATTGGCGACTTTGCTCTTGATGTTGCATCTGACAAGATTAAAGAAGACTTCAACGACTTCATAGGTGGCTCAACTGCTTTTGCATCTACTATTATCAGAGAGAAGTCACAGTATCGTTTGTTTAAGTTCTCTAGTAGTCAACAGGCATCTTCCGCTAAGGGATTAATAGCTACTAAAGTTACGCCACAAGGCTCTTCTGGTATTCAGTGGTCTACGCTTAAAGGTATTAATGTTAATGTAGTAGATAGTGTGTATTCAGGCACAGCAGAAAACATAGGCTTTGCTAACAATGATGGTTATGCATACACTATGGACACTACAGCTTCTTTTGACGGTGACGACATTGAGGCTATCTTTGAGTCTGCCTATATGCCAATAGGTGACCCTCAAGTTAGAAAGACTATGTACAAAACTATATGGTACATCAACCCTGAAGG